CAGCGAATGAAATAAAAATACCAGAACACAAGAAAGCAGCAGCGGCCGCCATCCCTGGTCCATCCCTGGTCCATCCCTGGTCCATCCCTGGTCCATCCCGATCCATCCCTGGTCCTGCCCGGTCCTGCCCCCGCCATCCCCTACCGGCGGATTGATAGTCCGCTGGCGTCCGTGCCGTGCCAATGACTTACCGGGTGCCGCCCGGTATACCATAGGCGAAACCGTGGCTAACATGTTAGGTAGGGCAGCCCCCCTTCGCCAATCGAGGCCGGGGCGGACCCCACCCGGGGGTAAAATCGCGGGACGCTATAGCGGTTGGGATTGCAGATTTTTGCAATAAAATTAGCCCCACCCATCCTTCCACTTCTGTAAGCCCCTAGGAAGCCCAAGGACGGCCATAAGCCATCCCAGGGTACTTCCTATGCCGTCCGCAGCTCCCGAGGTTCACCGAGGCTCACTGCCGTGTACGGGGCTTACAGGGCTCACTAGAGCCTAACCCCTGCTCGCACGGATTTGCTCATGGTCTTACCCATGCCAACCCCGGCTAGCCCTGCGCTGGACCGGGGCTTAACCCTGCGACCCATAGGATCGACAGCGTTCTGCATGTATTTCCTGAGTTCATCCTCCATAGCCCTGTTCTTCATGTTGGCTATGCCCCGTTTTTCATCTTGATTGACCTGTTCGACCCAGTAGCCCAGAGCTATAGCGAGGGCATCCAGACGGTCATCATGGCGTAGAGCGCCGCGATCATAGGTAATCCGGGTCATCTGGTAGATCAGGGCTTTCATGAACTTGTTCTCCCCGTCGTACGACATGACCGTCCGGTGATCATCCTCGATGACCTTGCGGTCTATGATGAGCCTGTGACGGTTGAGGAGGGGTTCTATGGTGTCGATGATCCGCTTCTCCTTCTGGGTCGAGTGTTTGACCTCCTCGGTCGTACACGGGTAGACCCTGCTGATCACGGGTTCGAACAGTTTGGTGTACATGCCGTCACCGAAGTTAGCCTCGATGATGATCTGGTTGACCTGTTCTTCCTTGGCTATGCTGGCGAGCTTATTGAGGGTCGCATCGTCATAGCCTCCGGGAAGACCGCCTGCCCTACGGATGTAGAGGAAGCCGTTCAGGATCTTGACCACAGCATAGCCGGTCTCGTCCTTGCCTCTGCCGCTGGGGTCGATAGCCATGACTGACCCGGTATACGGGGACCAGTTCTCGTCTACTCCTCCGGGGAGGTAGAAGCGGTCTCCTGCCATGGTCATCACAGGAAGGTCTTTGACCTCCCGCTTTGGATCAGGCATCCACTGTACGGCCATAGGAGCCTTGTCTACCATCGTGTCCATCACAATGAGGTCACGGACCTTCAGCGGGTATCGCTCTAGGTCAGACAGTTGGGTAGACAGCATGAATTGCAGGGCGAACCCGGCTTTACCATATTCTGCCTCTCGCTCTGCCAAGTCCTCTACGTCAAAGCGTGTAGGATCGACAGGGGAGCCTGCTGGCTGGCCTTCCATCATCTTGGCTACCAGAGGGGCCAGATTACCGTTATAGCCCTCAGCGGCCTTCTCTGTGGGAATACGGGCAGGCCATACTCTGGTACAGAAGGTATCCGGGAGCTTGGTGTAGATGGAGTCGAAGGTTTGAGGTGTGCCAAGATAGATGATCTTGGAGGAAGGGAGTGGCTTGAGGACGGCGGAGAACTCCTTCGTCCGCTCCAGCAGCTTCTCCCGCAGATCAGGGGTCATCGAGTTGTTAGCCACCTCTGTATCGTCGGCGATGATGATGTCAGCACGGCTACCCGTGATCTGCGAGGTGATACCCACGGATCGCACCGAGGGAGACTGGTCAGCCACTGCTGGCCCTACGTCAAACTCCACCCGACTGGCCCTCTGGGTGTCGGACGGTTTGAGATGTGCCAGCATGGGCATCTCGTTGATGAGCTGTAGGGTGAAGGTGGAGAAGGCGTCTGCCCTGTTCTTGGAGGCAGAGACCACCAGTATTTTTTTCTGAGGATCACGGAGCAGCTCCCAGAGGACATAGGCAGACGTAATGAACGACTTGCCTACCCCTCGGAAAGCCTGAACACAGACCTTGTTAGGCCCGTGTTGCAGGAACTTCGCTATGTCATACTGGATAGGGGTAGGGTCAGGAAGGTTGATCTGCTTCCAGACCAGAAAGAGGAACAGGCGGAAATCCTGTCGAACCTGTTGTTCTAGTTCCACTGGTTACCTCTGAGGTCCGCATCCTCCTCGATATCCTCGAAGGTAGGAAGGGAGAGTTTCTTAAGTTGATCGAAGGCAGAACTACCAGCCTCACTGGTGTCCACTACGATCTGGTTGTTCTGGAGGAACTTCACGATCACAGAGAGGTCAGACGCACTGAACTCCCCAGATGTCAGTTTATCGAGCATGACTTTCGCAGTGAGGGAATGAAGCTCTCCCAGCAGATCGTCGGTAGCCCGGTTCTTCTTATTGCTTGCCATATTCTAAATCCATTTCTGTGATCGGCCCCAACACCCGTGGAACAGTCCACAGACCGTGCCATACCCGGTATTCCGAGAAGGCGGACAGGGACAGTCCCTCTTTGACCTCCTCTGTTCCTTTGGGTTTACTAGCGCAGTTGTAGTAGCGCCCGGTCTGCCCTTTTGGAGCGGTGGTGTTGTTTGACCATGTTGATCCGTCAGGTCGATACGGGGCTACATAGTGCCTACGTCCGTCCGGCGTTGTGATGACCCAAGAGAAGAAGACGGGGTCGGCTGTGCGGAGCTTCTTGAACTCCACATACCAGCATACCTCTTTGTCTGTGATCCTGACGATCTTCCCTGAAGTTGGACCTGCGACAGGGGCGATCAACGCCTCAATATCAGCAGGACCGCCGTAGCCGAACATAACACCGAACATCATGGCAATGGATGTTAACACCCATGTGCCAATTCCTTTTTTAACAATCATCTTGGGAACCCCCCTATAACACCTGACCATGAGGCCAGTTTTGCAGAGGCGAACCCGACAACAGATGCAACACCTATAAGTATTAATCTGGCCCCCTTCGCTTGCATTAGCAGATCGTGCATCTCATCTATCTGCTTTGCCATCTCATCCACCTTCTTTGTCAGGTGGGAGGTTTCTATTTCTAGTTTGATTAGTCGATCTCTCTCGTCCGGGGCCATGCCTACCCCCACTATCTGCTACAAACCGCTTTGTATGCGTTGTTGTGGGCTTTGACCTGCTTCACGGTTCCGGCTGTGTCCCTGCTTGACCATGTAATCGGAGGGAATGCAGAGCATCCCACATCAGTCACGCCGATAGCCGTCGTCGTCGAGCAACCCGCCACGGTCAGACTTGAGATCAGAAGAACGCCGAGCGTCTTCAGCTTTCTTGATTGCATTTCGTGCCTCCTTAAATGACTTGTTTTCTAATTCAGCTCTCGCCGCTGCCCTCCCCTTAGCGTAGATGTACCAGACGGTGAACAGTACTCCTGCCACCGCTGCTGCTATTCTACCTACGGGAGTGAATATGTAAGATTTAATAAGGTATAATATCATAATGCTCAGGCTCCAAACCTATGATTAGCACACAGTCACTAGGACCGAGCTTCATGTTCTTGCTGGTTGCAAGGTATGGACGGGTGATGTTCCACCTACAAACATAGTAGCGCAGGGGAGGCATACCAACATCCTCCCTCTGCTTGCTGTAGGGGCGGGAGTAGACAAGGATCAATCCTTACTCCCCTTTGCTTTTGCTGAACACCATGTAGGCTGTACCGGCTACGGCGGCGACAACCACAATGGCTATACCTACGCGCCAGTCTATATCCTGTAGAACAGCGGCTATACCGGCACCGGCTGTGCCGACACCAGTGGCAACCTTCTCGAAGAACCCTTCCTTCTTGGAGGGTTTGACATCGGCCTCTTCGGCCTTACCCGTGGACACCTCTTCTACAGGCTCTACAGGTTGGTCTACCTTGGAGACCTTCTGTTCTTCTATGTGATGCGGTATGCCAGCCATACGTCCAGCAACCTTGCGAACCCCGTTAACACGGGTCGTCCATCCTTTGCCGAAAACAGAGAACGTCTTCAGGGAGCGGAGGAAGGACATACGCCGGTCACACAGGGCCAAGACGGTAGCGAGAGTATCTTTACGCAACGCTGCTACAATAGTGGCTTGACCTAGATGACCATCAACCTTGGCCCCCATTACACGCTGGAGGTCTTTGATAGCCCGGACAGGCCCGGAGTTCACGGCATAGTCGAACATTGCGTAGTCGAGGCCGCTTGGCAGATCGTCAGCGCAAACCGCATCCCAATACTGCTTCTTGTAAATGTCTTGTAGTTCGCTTTTCTCAATATGTCTTACTGAACGGTTGGGCAGTCCTTTACGAGAGCGGTAGGCCGTGTAGACCCGCTGAGTGACGCCTTTCATTGTAGCGCCACCGGGGTCAGCCGGGTGATTAGCCCAGCCGCCCTCGTGTTTAAGGACCAGCTCCAACGCTTTGTTGAAGTTGGTTTTCATTAATCAATAGTCTCCAGACTGGCTGCTGATAGCGCCAGACTACGGTGCAGCCTCTTCTGGCAGGTTAGGAGGCACATCAGGAAGAACAGGAGCATTGAACTGCCCGGTCGTCTTGTTGTGGATCCACCCGATAGCAGCTTCATAGACACCCAGCATCCGCAATGTCCGCTTTCCGTTTGGGGGAGACCAGTTAGCACCGTCTTCCACTTCTGCCATGTTTTCTATCAGACCAGTCTCATCGTTGATAATTGCTACATGCGCCATTGTTTTATCCTATTAAGCCGGGAACACGGTTATGATGACCTTGCCGTCACCGCCTGCGCCAGATGTAGATGTTCCACCACCACCACCACCGCCGGGTTGGGAGCCTGCCGTGCCTGTAGCGCCCGATGCACCACCGTTTCCGCCGAATGAAGATGTTCCACCAGTGCCGGTGTTATGCCCAGCACCGCCGCCGCCACCCCAAACAGAGGGGCAACCGGCATTATATGTGGCAGTAGCTGAAGCAGCGCCCCCGCCACCGCCATGCCAAAACGCAGCCAAATCGGAACTAGCAACCGTTGCGGTGGCCCAATTGCCAGCGCCTTGGCGTTTTTGATAAGTGCCATCTCCATCCATCACAACAATGAATGGCTTGCCCGGATTGGCAAGAGCACTGGCACCATCACTACCAGCACTTAACTGACCACCTCCGCCGCCGCCTGAGCTACCGGCAGCGCTCCCGCCACCGCCACCACCATAGGCAGTCAGCAGCGATCCGACAGTTGTGTTTCCACCTGCCGCCCCGGCTTGGTTGCTGCCTGTGCGCGATGCGCCACCTGCTCCGATGGTAATCGTTTCTGTAGAGCTAAACTGAGACAGGGTAAACCATGCCTCGTTATATCCGCCTCCAGCGCCACCACCAACAGAGGTAGCGGTTGAGTTTCTTCCACCAGAGCCTCCACCGCCCCACGCCTGCGCAAGAACACGCGAACCAGCAGCGTAGCCTGACGGCTTCGTCCATGTGCCGGAGGAAGTGAATGTTTGGACGTCGATTACACCACCGCCAGCAGGGGCAGCACTTGTCCATGTAGTACCGTTTGATGTCAGGACATTCCCTGATGTACCGGGTGCTACAACCTGAACAGCACTTGTACCGTTCCCAAGGATGACATTGTTGGCTGTGAGTGTAGCTGCGCCTGTTCCGCCGTTCGCTACAGGAAGGGTTCCGGTAACATTTGTGGTCAGGGTTACAGTCGAAAGAGTAGACAGTGATCCAAGACCAAGCGTAGTCCGTTGAGCCGAGGCATCTGCATCGTCAACAAGAGCGCGACCAGCAGATGTGAACGTAGCAAGAGCCGCCGTCCCCGAACCTGTAAAGTAAGGCACTCGATCAGCAGCAGAAGTAAGACCGGCTATAGCAGCCAGTTCTGCATCGTATGCTTGTACGTCCGTTCCAACAGCAAGACCGAGGTTAGTCCGGGCCGTCGCCGCATCAGAGGCTCCCGTACCACCGTCAGCTACCGCCAAATCTGTGATCCCAGAGATACTACCGCCTGTAATAGAGACGGAAGAGGCAGCTTGTGTGGCAATGGAGCCTAGACCAAGGTTAGTCCGGGCTGTGGTTGTGTTATTGAGGTCGGACAGGTTGTTGGCAATAGCCAAGAAGGAACCGCCGGAGACATACGCTGCGACCCAAGCCGAGCCTATGTACATCATCATAGTCTCGGTGGCCGAGTTGAAGTAGAGCGACCCGGCCAAAAGGGCGTTACCATCGTTATCCAAAGTAGGATCAGAGGTCTTTACGCCGAGGTACCTGTCATCGAAGTTGTCGTAAGCTGCAAGGGTTGCGTCCCTCGCGCTCTCCGCAGCCGTCTGTGCAGAGGCAGCAGAACTGGCTGATGAGGAAGCGGCACTTGCCGACGATGCGGCATTGCTTTCCGATGTTGCCGCCGCTGACGCCGATGTCGCAGCACTCGATGCCGAGTTAGCCGCATTAGTCGCAGATGTAGAAGCGTTAGACGCCGATGTTGACGCTGCGCTGGCTGAGTTAGATGCGTTCGTCGCAGATGTAGAGGCGTTCGATGCTGATGTTGCCGCCGCGCTTGCTGATCCCGCCGCTGCCGAAGCACTGGTGGAAGCTGCACTGGCCGAGCCGGATGCTGCCGAGGCAGAACTAGCCGCCGCACTTTCAGAAGCAGCCGCAGCAGTCTCGGAAGCAGCAGCAGCCGTCTCAGATGCCGCAGCAGCCGAAGCCGATGCCGAAGCAAGTGTGTACGCCTCGCTGGCGCTGGTAGCACTTGCTGAAGCCTCAGATGCCTTTGTGGTCGCTGTAGATGCGGATGTACTAGCGGACGAGGCAGACGAAGCAGCAGCAGCAGCACTAGCCGCAGCAGCAGCCTCAGAAGCCTCCGCCGCTTCAGCGTCAGGTCCGACATCTGGGATAATGCTCATATAGGGTATAAGAGGCTCAACAGCGGTTGCCAGCTCTTGCAGCTTCTTATTCTGCTGTGTGGCAAGCGTGTTGATGTCTTTACCTAGGACCGTCTCTGTCCCCCATACAACAGCAGGGGAGGAAACGTCTGTATCTCGTTGGATCAACACCTCAACGCCATTGGTAGGCGGAGATGGAAAATGGATAACTCCCGGTGAGGAGAATGAATGAGAGATGCTTGGCGTACCGTCGAGATACACCAAAACGTCACCCTCAACAGTGTAAGAGAACGGGATGGCGAAATCGTCAGTTACCCCATCTCCAACGTATGTGATATAGGTGTTATAAGTTGACATAATGGACTCTCAATAGGCCATCGCCTAATAATGGTTGAAGTATAGACAGGGGGATTTCTCCCCCCGTCACTATGTCTGTTACCGGCCAAAACCGATTGTAGGCGCAGAACCAGAGTTCCTGGCCCTGTCGAACGGTTGTGCGTTGAGGTCGAAGGCTCGCTTCTTCTCAGCGTCCAGCTTCTTGAACTGATCCACAACCTGTGGAACCGGGGTTCTCTTGGTGTAATCGTCCCTAGTTAATATCCACGCCTCCTTACGGTGTGTTGATATGATATGACTGAACAACTCCGCAGCCGTACCGTCGAAGTTCTGTGTGCCGATAGGCATGGTCAACTTCGCCGTGCGGATGTCCCCGTCGATGTTTATTACACGCCTGGTGAACTCCTGTAGACGTTCTTTAACGGTCATCCCGTATATCCTCGTCTCACGGTAATGCTTCATGTACGAGTCGAACATCGTCCCCTTACCATCTGGAGATTTCACCTCACGCAGGTCCAGCCCCTTCATCTCAGGGATGTCGGTAGGATGCTCGAAGTGCTTCTCGGTTACACGGGAGATATACCCCATGACAGCCAAGGTCTTCTCCTCTGGAGTGAGCTTGGACATATCCTTGGCGTTGATAGGTGAGAATACCCCCACCAGCTTCGCCTTGGGGTTCAGGTCGTACTTGGGTTCGCCAAACACGTTATACTGGTTCGACACCGAGTCCCTGTTGCCTAGAGTGAGGGAGAAGGCTTCCAATGGACCCATAGCATCTTTGATCTTTGGGTCGAGGTTGTCAGCGATCTGTTTCAACTGGGCTGGGATGAAGGAGCGCACTTGGTCGCCTAGGAACTTCATTCCGGCTTCCTTAGCCGCTGTTGGTTTATCAGAAGCCTCACCAGCTATCTTTGCTTGCTGGGTTAGCTTCGATACACCAGCCAACATTCCACTGTCTGTGAACGCTTGAAACGT